CATTGAGAAGTCTTATTTCACCCCCATCTATTTTAATTCGTGATCCGGCATATCTTGCAAAGATAATCCAATCACCTTTTTTACACCATGGACCTTCTGGATATCTTTCTTTATCGTAGCAGTGTGGGCCCATAGACAATACTAAACCACAAGTTGATGCTACTTGTGATCGTTCTACTGTTTCATCTGCTAATATTAAACCACCTTTAGTTTTCTCTTTTTGTTTAAAAGGTAAAACTAAAATTCTCCAACCTGTTGGATTAGGTAATTTTGATGATTCGTTTATTTCTTTTTTTACACCAACTAATTCTTTATTTGGTAGTATCACCTTTTTGTCTGATACTGATGACTGTTCCTTTTTCATTTTGCTCCTTTTTATTTAGCAGGGTGGATATTTCCTGTAACAAACTTTCGTAAGTTCTTATCTGACCTAACATATACTGGTATCTTTCCATACTGTCAACACCTCCTCTGGCCATTAATTCTTTTACGTCGTTCTGTCTTTCCTTTAATATTTTTATAAAGTGTTCAAACAATGACATTTGATCCATCATATTTTAAACTCCTGTAATATTTTTAATTTATCCTCTGCTTCAGCTATCCTAGCTATTAATTTATCACACTCATCAATATGCTGAGGATGCTCTCCTATACCAACAGAACTTTTAAAATATATTTTTAAAGTTGCGTCTGCTTCTGATATTTGCGCATTATATCTATCTTCTAGCGCTTGAAGTATTGCTCTTTCCATGTTTTTTCCTTATGGCCTCCTTACCTTTCTTAAAAATTGCAGCGACTTGTGTTTTACCCATAACCTTGGCACGCTGTTCTCCAACGGTTAAAATCTGTATTTTCCTTGCAAACGGTTTAGATACCTTTTTAACTTTTGCAACAGTCTTACGAGCGTCAGTAGGAGTCGCAAACTTAATACCAACAGTATCTTTAGGATTCTCATCGGTGTATAACCTCCTACCAGAACCTTTTGGTTTTTTACCTGTACCTGTTTTGGGATCAGCCATTTAACATTTCCATCTTCTACGAGCCTGTCTCAGTCTTGAATTAGGATCTTTCGCAGCCTTTGGAAACTTTTTCATTTGTCCTGCACTTCTAGCACAATATGATTTACGTCGTTTAGCAGCTTTAGATCCTGGTTTGACTTTGCCAGTGACCGCTGTTTTTAATTTAGAGCCGGGATTCATTCTTCTATAGGCAGCGACACCGGCTCGTGTCATACCTGCGCCCGACTTAGTCGAACGAAAATTCTTTTTGTTTCTGGCAGGCATGTTATCTTGTTTTCTCAAACTAAACCTCCCATACTCATTCTTTTTCTTTTTGGTGCAAAAGTTGCAGCTCTACTCGGTGTCGGGCCAGTATTTGATTTCGCTTGTTTTCTTCTTACGGCACCCGCACGTTGCCCTTTGCTCATCCGTCTTGCTTTTGCAATAGGCACGCATTTTGGATAATTTTTTCTTTTTTCTCCACCACTTCGTCCACACTTCGGGTATGAACCATCGGATCGCTTGTTTGCAATATCGACCCAATTCTCTTTGACCCATGCTCGTAGACCTTTTTTGGCCATTAGTAGACCTTTGTTTTCTTTCTTCTGTTAGACATTACTTTGCCACAACCTTTGGCAACAGAACCACCAGAACCATACATAGGTCTGATCATACCGCCACCCATTTTTTTAGTTCGTCCTTTTTTACCACCAGGTGTAATTTTACCAGAACAAACTCCAGAAGCATACATATTAGCATACGCGCTTGGGTACACTTTAAATTTTCGCTTCGCTGCGGCCTTACCTTTTGGACAGAGTTTTGCCATTATTTTTTCTTTTGATACTTTTCCACCTTTCTTAGCAACCATTCTTTTTGGATCGTATCCAAATTTTTTTGCTAACTCAGGTTTCTTTTTTGCTAGCTTAGCTAAGCCAGGGTTTTTACTTTTACTTATTGCTTTTGCCATTATCCTCTTCTCGCTTTCCCAAATCCTTTGATTTGAATTGATGTTTTCTTTTTACGTCTAACTGCTTTTCCACCTTTTTCAGTTTTAACGATTCTACCACCTTTAGCTGCCATAGCATTTAAAAACATTTCATCATTTGCCATATCTTGTGGTGTCATCATTTTTGGTCTTGGTAGTATAGTTCCTCTGTTTCGATCTGGTATACCACCTGCAATATCTAACATATTTGGTCTAACAAATGCTGTTCTAAATCCATCATTAGCATCAGCAGAGTTAATCATTGCGTTTCTGTTTCTTGCATTCATAAAAGCTTTTCCTAGTCCAGCAATCGCTGCACCGGCACCAAGAGCTTTTATAAGTTTTTTTATTTTTTTCTTTGCCATTATTTTTTACCTCCATTACGGAATATTTGTGTTCCCTTTATACCATATATGCTCGCGACTACAAGTATCCATAAATTTGTGAACCATGACGGGAGCTGCGAGAACATCTCAAAGAACAATTTTACCTTGTCCATTGCAGTTGGGTCGTCAGATACGACTGCCCAGGCGAGCACTGCCACGGGCGTGCTTAAAATTATCAAAACTGCCTCGTCTTTCCAGTCTGATTGTCTAGCTTCAAGTAATTTTCCTTGGTAAGCTTCCTCACCTCGGGCTTGACGCTCTGCATGTAGCAATTGTGCGTCTGACATTGCCATTTTTGCCTTCTGTTTGTTAGCATAAATCTTACTTCCTGCAGAAATTGCTAATTTTATTGCTGAAAACCACATAATTTTTACCTTTTACCTCTAATTATCGCTACATTACCAATTGGTTTGTCCATTTTTGGTGCTGAAGGGATTGTTTTACTTAAAATTGTCTTCTCAATCGAAGTATTTGCTCTTAATTTAGCTAATTCTTCGTTTTGATCCAACTTATCTTCGTTATTTTCTTGTGCCATCATTGCTTTCATCTTGTCAAGATTCAATCTTTGATCTGCATCCTCTGCTTTTCGTGCATCATTCATTGCTCTTAGGTCTAATTCTCTTGCTTTTAGTTTAGCAATTGGATCATTTCCTAATTGACCCATAATTTGATTCTCTTCTTCCTTAAATTCTTGAGTCATTTCTGCAATTAGTTTTGCTTTTCTAGCTTCTAAAGCCATACTGATTGTTAAAATCTGTTGTTGTGTGTTTGGATCTTGTTGCAACATTGGGTTTTGTTGTACTGCCATTTGTAATTGTTGTAGTTGTTGTAACTCTTGCATAAATTCTACTTCTATTTGTTCTTGTGCCATAAATGCAATGTGTTCAAATATATTTTTTTCTAATGCACCAAGCACTGCAGGATTATTTCTAGCTAAACTTGTTGCCATAAAATTTAAGTGAGTTGTAATATGTGATCTATGATCTTGACCTTTGAATGCTTGGAAAGGTTTACCTGACATAGCTAAAATATTTTCAGAAGCTGGATCCATTGGCATAGGTTGTTGAGGTGGTGGTAATATCTGATCAATATTTTTTACACCAATTGCTTCATACATATCTCTGTATGCTTCATACATGTTGTGTATCTGTGGGTTAGACATTGCAAGTTGTAGCTCTGTTTGAGCTAAACTTATTCTTTGTGATTGTGAAAATATATTTGGATCTGCAACCGGTATAATATCTATCTTGTCATCAAAGTCTTGTTGCTTAATCATTCTTTGTGCACCAACAACATCATAAGGATATTCTGGTGGTAGATATTGTGCAAATACATCTGCTAATAAATTAAACTCTTGTTTCATTGCAGCATACATTCTTTTGTGTATTGCTGACATAACTCTTGAACCACGTTCTAATAATGCAATAGTTGTACCAACGGCTGCTTGTTGATTGCCGTCTCCAACTTGCATATCTGCAATTGCTGCAAATCTTTGGCCTGCTGAAACTACAACACCCATCAATTGTAATAATGTTGCTGATGGTTCTTTAAAAGGTAAAGGCATAAATGCATCTCTGATGTTACCACCTGGAGCATCTACATCTCTGAACTCACCTGGTTTGATTGCTTCAGCTTCATCTCTTAATCTGATACCTCTTTGTTTGAAACCTGCAGGTAAGTTTGAAAAAGTTCCTGCATCAATCAAAGATCTTAACGTTGCTGTTGCAGTTTTAGATAAACCACCAATCATGTGTATTAATCCAAAACCGTAAAAACCAAGACCTGGTAAAAATTTAAAGTGTACAAAATAATCTATTTTTTTTCTAAGTGGATCATCTTGTTTGTAGTTTCTTCTAATCGATAAAACTTCTTTACTACCTTGATCTAATGTTACAATGTATGGTAGTTTAATTCCTGTTACTTCACCTGTTTCCATATCTTTATCTTCAAAGCCTTCAAGATCTAAATCAGTATGAAATTCTAAAATAGTAAAATCAGTTTCGTCTTTTGTTTTTCTAATTCCTTCTACTTCTAATTCTTTTTTGTCAATCTCTGTATCTTGTGTGTATCCAGGTTGAATCTCAATGTCTCTGTAAAAACCAGATACTTGTTTTTTTCTTAAATCGTTTTCTGACATTTTTAATCTGTGTACAACTGCTTCTGCATCCTCCAAAGATGTTGCAGTGTATGGAACTATCAAATCGTCTGATGGAATAAATTTAGACACGGCTCTGTCCAGAAGTTCATCGTAATAAACTTTCTTAAAGGCAGAGCCGCTAAGAGGGAGATAAAAAAGCATCTGATCGAACTCGGGTTCATACTCTTTCATCTTATTCATGAGCTGATAGTTCATGAAATTTTTTACTCGTGAGGCTTGGTCTTCTTTTTGTCTATTAACTACACCCATGATTTGAGTGTGTACTGGACCTTTAGCCGGAAGTAATTCTTTGTAAGCTTGCGCTTGAAACTGTGTGACTGCTTCTCCTAACACTGGGTGTGTTACACCTGAAGCACCATCAAATGGTTGTGTTCTATCTTCATATTTAAATCCTAAAAGATCTAAACCTTTTACATAACTATCTTCCCACTCTTTACGAGAAGATTTGTAATTCATGTAATTAGTAAAAAGTTCTGAACCTAATC